AGAACAAGCAAGAGCTGTTTTACCTGAAGGTAATACACCTTCTCGTTTATATGTTAACGGTACTATTAGATCATGGATTCATTATTGTGAACTGAGATCTTCTAATGGTACACAACTAGAGCATATGGTTCTGGCTAAAGAGATTGCAGCAGCAATTGGTCAGATCTATCCAAAATTGTTAGATTTTACAGAGGAGTAAATTAATGGGTAAAAGACTTAGTACGCACGAATCAGAATTAGGCAAAGGATATGCCGAAGTTCATTTTGATTTTAAAGAAGAACTAGCCTATATTAAATACTTTGATAATCACTCTAAGCAATTCTTCATAGAAGAATTTCCAGGTAAAACAGTTAGATATGCAGAAGATGCTGCAGAGAATTGGGCTTTAGGTATTAAAAAGCTTGAACCAACTCTTCATTAATACTGTAACATATATGTAACATTTTTAGCTTATTTGCAAATAAAACGCAAATAGGCTAAAATAACTGTGTACATTGCTATTTAAACCGTGTATAAAGGTTATAGAAACAAAAACAGAAAGATTACATTATGATTACGATTCACCAAATTCAACTTACTTCAGACCAAATCGATGCTGTAAACGCTGGATCAAAAGTAGAAGCTTTTGAAACTAAGAATAAGTTATCAATCTTCGGTTCTTTTAAGTCTGAAATGTTCTCACATTTTACTGCAGCTTTTAAAGTAAATACTCTTCGTTTAGAAGAAGCTTTCGAGTGGACTAATCTTTGGAATAGACAAGATAAAGTCGATGTACTCGGCGATCGTAATCACAGCTCATCTGTTGGTGATATCTTTGAATTGAACGGAGAATTCTTTCTTTGTTCAAACTTCGGTTTTAAACAAATTAAAGTGGAGGAAGTATAATGTTTGTAGTAAAAACTCAAATCCTTGAAAACTATGGCTCTCACGCTGAGGATGGTAAATTCTCTAGTGGCAATGCTTATTGGAAAATGAAGGGCGGTAATGATTATATCGTTCATGACTTAGATCGTGCTCAAGACGCATTAGCTTTTGTTGCTGCTAAGTATACTTCTAATGATCTTGATTGGAAAGAATTTCCAACTGAGGTTATCACTTGGGATGCTTGGCAAGAAGAGCTGACTGAATTGTCTGAAGACTATCGTACCTTTCTTATAGAGCAATCTATAGCATGTTCTCCTGAGGGCATGCTATGATAGCAGAATATTGGCAAGAATTCTGTATTATATGTTTCTTTGTAATCGCAATGATTAATCACGGATCTCATTCTCGTAAAGAAGGCATTAGACTGGGATCTGAACAAACATTAGACATACTTGAAAAAGAACGCATCATAAAAATAAACGAAAAAGGTGAAATTAATGGTGTACAAAGCAAGTAAAGTGTGGTAGAATAACTTATTATATTATGAAATGGAGTGAAAATTATGGGAATTAAAACAAATAAAGGTCGTGAGTCACAGGCTTATATCGGAACATTTAGATACGATTCATGCGATGACATGTTTCAGTTAGAAGATCTACGTGCAATGGTTAAACACATAAATCGTGATTTACGAGCTGCTAAAATGGATTACCAATTCTATGTTAAATGTCAAGGTAGGTCTGATACAGTAAAGCGTAGCTTTAGCAAGTATTATTACTCTTTGCCTTTATCAGTAGCTGACCGTGTAGATGCTTACATCTATAGAAGGCATACAGCTTGAACGAGATAGCCATCGTAGGTGGCACTCAATCACAAAAATCACTTGTACTTAAAGTCGTGACGTGGTACTTAAAAAAAGTATTACCTCGCGTACGTACACTTGATATCACTATTAAGCTTACTCGTTGTATGGATAAATCTAATGTGATGGGTTATTGCTTAGAGCTAGATGATCATAAAACTTTTGAAATAGAAGTAGATAAGAACCTTCGTTTATATGACATGGTTTCTACTCTATGCCATGAACTTACTCATCTTAAACAATACTACAGAAAAGAGATGGTTCATCTTGACTGTGGCAGAATACGTTGGAAGAAAAAGGTATATAAAGAAACTTTTGAATATGACAAACAGCCTTGGGAAAAGGAAGCGTTTAAAGTAGAAACACAATTAGCATTAGATTGCTTTACAGAAATTTTATAAGCCGGTTCTTCCGGCTTTATTTTTTGTATAAATAGTCTTAACTGTTGTATAATTATAGGCAAATTTAATGTTTACGTTTAAAGGATTTCTCAACGAGATGTATAATTTCTTTCCAAAATCAGTAGAAGAAATCGATAAAACTTTAACAGATTTTAGTCCTGAGTCTAAGGAAGAAATTACTAAGCTATTCACATATCTTAAAGGCAAAGCTTCAGGTTCAGATATACCTCCAATTAATATAGATCTAAAGAAACAGAATCATATTAACATTAGTCGTAGTCTTAAAGGTATCGTTGATATTCCTGACGTTATGAGAGGTGCAGACCTTAAAAGAATTAAAGTAAAATTTGGCGATGGTTCTTCTGGTAATCGTGGCTCTAATAACAGAGGTAACTTATTTGAAGGTATCTTTGCTAAAGCTATGCAAGCATGGTGGGATGGAGAACCTGTAACAGATAAGAAACTAGAAGCAGCAATACTTGATCTTGATAAAACATATGCTATTAGTAAATCTAAAACACTAGATATTAGTGTTGAAGGTGCTGAAAATACTAAACGTCCTATTGAGTTTGGACCTAGTATTATTCTAAAGAATCCAAAGGGATCTGGTTTTGATGTTGGTCAATCTGTTACTGATATTACTTTAACAACAGATACTCAGAAGATCTTCTTAAGTCTTAAACTTGGTGGTACAACCACTTTCTTTAACGTTGGTGTTAAGACAAAACTAACAACAAGTGAGATTAAATCTGGAACTATTACAAATCCAGACGGATTAAAGCTACTTAAGATGTTTGGTATAGATCCTATTAGGTTTTGTCAAGTATTCAATGGAGATAAAATAGGTACAAGAGATAAGACTGATCGTAGAGCAAACTACGATAAGCGCGCTATAGGTAAATTGTTACAGTCAGGTATAGGTCACAACTATCATATTATCCATAAGATGGGTGCTAAAGTACTATCTAAGCAGATGGATGAAAGAGCAATGAAAAAAGCTGCTATGATTACATCTGGAATTACTGTATATTATGGTGGTAAAACTGGAAGAGGTAAGCGTATTGATGTTGAATTCGAATCAGCATCTTATATCTTTAAAATTAATATTCGCGATACGCAGGGTAAAGATGGTTATCCTACACGTATGATGTGCGATTTCAAAACAAAGTAGAAATTAATGATAAACTTTAAATCGCATACTATCACAGAAGCTGCTTCTTCTAAGAATACACATATGACTCATATCGAGGATCGTGTAATCTACGGAGGAGTTAACGGAGCTCGTGAAGCTATCTTAGCACTGAGAGCAATGCGAGACATGTTAGCAGGTAGTTCAAAGAAAACAACTGATGTGACTGTTAAATGGGATGGTGCACCTGCGGTATTTGCTGGTATTGATCCAACTGATAAGAAGTTCTTTGTAGCAAAGAAAGGTATCTTTAATAAGAATCCTAAGGTATACAAATCACATGCTGATATCGATGAAGATACATCTGGAGATCTATCAGTTAAACTTAAGATTGCATTCGATGAACTAAGTAAGATTGGAATTACTGGCGTGATTCAAGGAGATCTTATGTTTACAAAAGATGATCTCAAGACAGAGACTATTGATAAAGTTAAATATATTACTTTCCATCCTAATACTATTGTGTATGCTGTACGTGCAGATTCTACAGAGGCTAAGCTTATACGTAAAGCTAAAATAGGTATTGTAGTACATACATCTTATTCAGGTGATTCTTTTGAATCTATGAGAGCAACATTTAATGTCAATGCTTCTGCATTTAAAAAGTCTCCTACTGTGTGGTTGCAAGATGCCAATCTACGAGATCTATCTGGAACAGCTACTCTTACGCAGAAAGATACTGATGAGGTAACGAAAGCTCTTAGTGATGCTGGTACAATCTTTAAAAAGATTAAAGGTACAGCACTAAATGATCTTTCAAAGAATGAAGAACTCGCAGGACTTATAGAAACGTATAACAACTCGTTCGTTAGACGAGGAGAGAAGGTTACAAATACAACTAAGCATGTAGCTGGTCTCATTAAATGGATTGAAGAAAGATTTGCGAAAGAAGCAGGTAAAGTAAAGACACAAATTGCGAAAGATCGTAAGTATGCAAAGAGAGATGAGTTACTTAAGTTTTTCTCTTCTGGTAACAAGGCTAATTTAAAAGCCATATTTGATTTACAGAATGCTATTGTAGTGGCGAAATTAGTTATTATAAATAAGCTTAATAAGGTAAACAATATTGATACATTTATCAAGACACGAAACGGATTCCAGGTTACTGGTGTTGAAGGTTTTGTTGCTATAGATAAATTAAAAGGTGGAGCAGTTAAGTTAGTTGATCGTATGACGTTCAGTTATAACAACTTCTCCTCTGATGTTATTAAAGGCTGGGACACACCGTCTCGCTCCTAATGGGAAGAAACATGGAACAAACAAACGAAGCGTTGACAACACAGCAACGCATGAAACTTAAACAGTCAATGCGTCGTAATAAAGCGAAGATTATGATGGGTCGTAAAAGATCTATGCGTAAACTAGCTTCAAAAGAAGTGCTTCAAAAACGTGCTGAAAAAGCTGCACGTAAGACACTCATTAAAAAGATGCTACGAGATAAAGACAAAGGTGATTTGTCTTATGCAGCACGTAAAGGTGTAGAAGATCGTCTTGCAAAGAAAAAAGGCCAGATTAAAAACTTAGCACGTAAGTTACTTAAGACTGTTCGTGCAAAGGATCGAGCTAAGCTTCAGAAGAAAAAATCTGGAGATAAGTAATGCAATTCAAGTCATTCGGCGAGTATGTAACCGAAGCAACAAAAGAAATAACCTTTACTTTTGGAAGATTTAATCCTCCAACTATAGGTCATGAGAAATTACTAGATGCCGTGGCTAAGGTTGCACGCGGTTCTAAGTATATGGTATTTGCATCCCAATCACAAGATGCTAAAAAGAATCCTTTAGACTATAACACTAAAGTTAAGTACATGCGTAAGATGTTCCCACGTCATGCACGTTCTGTACAATTAGATAAATCTGTTAAGAATGTATTTGATATTCTTGTAAAGATATATGATCAAGGTTATAACCGTGTTAATATGGTTGTTGGATCAGATCGTGTTAATGAGTTTGAAGCATTGATAGGTAGATACAATGCTAAGAAAGGCCGTCATGGTTTCTATAACTTTGAAGGTGGAGTTAATGTAATCTCTGCAGGTGAACGTGATCCTGATGCAGAAGGTGTATCTGGAATGTCTGCCTCTAAGATGAGAGCTGCTGCACAAGCAAACGATTTCAGCCTATTCACAAAAGGTTTACCAAAGAATTTTAAAGACGATAAACAATTGTTTAATGACCTACGTAGTGGTATGGGTCTTAAAGAATCTCATGATTATCGCCAACACATCCAATTACAAACTGTATCTGAAGAGCGTGAAGCTTATATTCAAGGTGAGTTGTTTGATAAAGGCGATGTAGTTGCTATCAAAGAATCTGATGAAGTAGGAACAGTTTCCATGCTAGGTTCTAACTATGTGCTAATTGAAATGGCAGATGGTAAGAAGATGCGTAAATGGTTAACTGATATCGAGAAGCTTGAAGAAGCTTGTTGGGAAACTCATAAGCAGATTGGTACTAAGATGAAGGGCGGAAAAGAAGTTCCTAACTGTGTACCTAAAGAATCACAAGATGCTGATATCAAAGATCGTGATGGTTCTCAACCTGCAAAATATCATAAAGGATTATCTAAGTCTACTAAGACTAAGCGTGATGCCCAATTTAAAAAGCAAGCTAAGATGGATGACGATGATCCTTCTGCGTATAAGCCTGCACCAGGCGATGCGACAGCAAAGACTAAAGTATCTAAACATACAAAAAAATATCACCAAATGTACGGAGAAGGCATGCAATCATTTAGCGAATACGAAGCATTATCTGAAGATGCAACTAAAGGTCTTAAAGGTAAAGCAGAAAAATCAGGCATGCCATTAAGCGTATTAAGACAAGTATATAACCGCGGTGTAGCTGCATGGAAAACCGGCCACAGACCAGGAACAACACCAGAACAATGGGGATTTGCAAGAGTTAATTCTTTTATAACTAAGTCTTCTGGCACATGGGGTAAAGCAGATAAAGATCTTGCAGCAAAGGTAAAGGGCTAATCATGAAGATGACAGAAATACAAAAGATGTATCTCCGTGCACGCGGTAGATGGTCTAAGAATGCTGGTAAAGAAGAAGAAAAGAAGAAAGCAAAACAGTTTGCTGAGATTCGTGATTCTGAACGTGCAGGTGAGTTTGGCACTGATAAGCTAACTGCTTCTTATTGTGCTTCTACTCCTGGCCAAGCGAATGAAGCATTTGAACCTCATATGATGTATGATCCTAAGACTGGTAAAGGTTATAAAGCTGAAAAAGAAGCTGATCATTTACGAATGAAGAAACTTGGTTATACACACGATGAGCCAGATGTAAAAGAAGGCACTGGTAAATCAGAAACATGGGAAGATGGATATAAACGCCGCGTAGTTAAAACTACTGACCCAGAGCATAAAGAAGATGGATACAAGTGGAGAATTAAAGGTAAAGAAAAACCAAACATCTCTATTCGACTTTACAAATCTAAACCAGACCAGGCAGAGTTCAATAAGCAAATGAAGCGTGTTGCTGGTCATGAGTTCGGGGGATAAAATGCAGGATTTTATAACGTTTTTAGAACATAACTGCGGATGTGAAGAATGTAAAGCTAGCATTAAAGAGCGTGGCGAAGATTCTAAAGGCCATAAGATTGCCACTGAAAAAGGTGCTGGTCTGACACAAAAAGGTGTTGACGCCTTTCGTCGTAAAAATCCTGGTAGTAAATTGCAAACAGCAGTCACTGGTAAAGTTAAACCTGGCAGCAAAGATGCTAAACGCCGTAAATCATTCTGTGCTCGTATGAGCGGAATGAAAGGCCCAATGAAAGATGATAAAGGCAGACCTACACGGAAAGCTATGTCTCTTAAAAGATGGAAGTGTTAGATATGCCTAGAGAAACAGATGTAGACTGGAAAAATCGCTTAGATCGAATCGAAGAAAAGATGG